GCAACCTTTTTGAAAGAAACTGATGGCGGCAAACTATTTATAGATCTACCGCCCGAAATACTGGAAAAACTTGGTTGGGACGAAGGAACAAAGTTAAAACTAGAGATCGCCGCAGGCTGGGATGAAACAAAACCAACTGCGTTGGTTATAACGGAGACAAACAATAAATGAAAAAGATTTTAAATGAATGGAATGAGTTTATACTCAATGAAAGTAGCATAAGTCGCACCTACGAGCACATCACTAATCACGATACCGCGTTTGTCACAGCATTTCGTGATAATACAGAGGATCTGACGAAATGTATGGAAGATCACAGCAAGACTTTGAAGAACTTTGAGCGCAATAGACAACTAAAAGCCGTTCTTTTAAACAAAGGCTATGGAGTAACCGCAGTTGATGGGACTTATGTTGAGGATTTTGGAACACCCGCCGCCAAAGAAGTAAAGGAAAACTCATTTTTTGTTGTAAATCTTAGCGATAGTCCAAAATTTAAAGATGATCTCCGTGGACTATCAGAACACTTTTGCCAAGACTCGTTCTTATTTGTTCCTCGTGGTGGCGAAGATGCCATTCTTGTTGGAACGAACAAGGCAGAGTTTCCGGGCTATGGTAATGAAGAAGAAGTTGGCTCATTCCTCGGCGGACAAGAAGGCGAGTTTATGACCCGTGTTGGTAAGTCTAAGCGACCAATCAAGTTTGGCGAAGGTCTAGAAACAAAAGCAAAAATGCAAAACAATACAAAGTTCCTTATCTCACGCCTAGCCAACAAGGTGCTACAGGAGATGAAGGAGGATAGTTGAACCGCTACTACGACGAAATCGTAGTTGGTAGTTCTTTGAGAGCAGTTTTATTTGCGGCCAAACGCCAACTGCCTATTTATTTTTCAAAACCCGATCGACCTCACCAGTTTGATATGTTCTTGCCTGAACAGGATCTATCCTGCTTTCATCTCAATAACGAAGCAAAAGTCTGGAAAGGACACGGGTTTAGCGAAACTTGGGGAATAAGAAAAGAGATACTTTGGGAGCGTTTGCTGTTCTTACACAGTCTCAAAGGCTTGGTGCCTTTCGCTGACTTTTGCAAAAACATACGGGTCATAGACAACACCTTGACAGGCTTCTCGGAGTATGCTAAACTACATTCAATAGACTTTGGAAAGTGCTTCTACTTTGATCCGCAAGGAACCTATCAACTACTTCCCGAGAGCACAAAGAATAAGCCAAAAACTTACAAGGTCTATGATAGAATAGCGTTTAGACGAGGCGGAAAACATAAGATAGACATCATTAGAACAGACGACGAACCATCACAGCAGATCTGGTTCTATCCTAGCCCAAGAATAGATGGTAGGACGCTCGTAAAGGACGCTTGTAGCGTTTCAATTTTATCAGAGGACCAGATAGACGACTTTGATTTTTCTGAGACTATAACGCGCCTCAAGTTGATTGAGGAGATGAGAAGCAGAGGTATGAGAGGGCCACAAAATGGATACCAAATTTCAGGAGCACCCAGACACAGAAGTTTCAAAACTGAAACAATCAATCGTGAGAAATACCTATTATCTTCTCCAATATGGGTGGAAACAGATCAAATCAAAGTTCCAACAATCAAAGAGCAAACGCTCCTGCGAAGTCTCCCCTCAATCTCTAAACACTACAAGAGAACCCTGAAATGGCTAAAAAAAGAACGCACCTAGCAGGCATCATACCTGTTTCAAACTTTGATGATGCCCTTGGAACCCGCTTTCCTTCTGGGCTATTGCCGCTTGATAAGGACTTCACGATGATTCAGAAGTCTGTTTACGAGTGTGCTATGGCTGGCTGTAATACGATTTGGATTGTTGCTAATGACGATATGGCCCCCATCATCAAGCATCACATAGGCGAATGGGTTTACGATCCAGTTTATCTAAATCGTGCTAGAACTGCGATAGGAAACGATGTATCAAGAAGGCACATTCCAGTCTACTATGTCCCCATTCTTCCAAAAGATCGTGATAGGCGTGATAGTTATGGATGGTCTGCTCTCTTTGGTATGCATTCCGCTTGGTATGTGTCTTATAGAATTTCAAAATGGGTTATTCCACAGAAGTATTATGTTTCGTTTCCTCACTCTATTCATGACATTTATCAGTTGAGACCAGATAGGCTGGCGATCTCTCATACTCGCAAAAACTACTTTTTGATGCACGAAGGCAATACTATCAAAGATGGTCTGCCTATTTCTTTTTCTATGCGAGGGAAAGACTTTATCAATTGTCGCCGCCGCATCAACGAACTGACAACAAGAACTTACGAGCCTCCCAAGGAAGGAGAGACATTTGAAGACATGATTAAACTCCCGCTCGAAGAACGCTGGTCTGCCCGATGGTTTGACCTGGAAACGATCTTTGAGAAGGTGAGCGAGGAGGACGCCACCTACAACGAGGTGGACTGGTATTATGACCTTACTACCTGGGAAGGCTACCGCTCCTACCTCGGATCGAGAAATGCGATCGTGAGACCCGAAGATCACTTGACAAAGCCGCACCAACTGAATAGATTATGTGTAGACGAGGAGGGAGAAGAGTGAAGGTCGGTGATTATGTTCAGTACCACTCTGGTGTAGGTGGAGCAAAAGGGATCATTATTCGACAAGAGCCGAAAGCCCTGTATTATAAAGACAACACTGGCGATGAAATCGGTTTCTGCTTTGTTGTAAGATACATTCTGCCCGGCGGAAGAGTTGTTGAAAACCTCGCTCCCCCTGAATATCTAAAACTACTATCGGAGGCATAATGAAAGTCGGTGATTTGGTAAGGCACAGGAATCTTCCCGAATGTATCGGGATACTTACTTACGTTGAAGATTGGAAATGCCACGTTGTCTGGTTTGCGGCACAGCCAACACACTTAGGAGCAAAGAGCAAACACAACTACCGGGCTCTCACACTACTATCGGAGGCATAATAGCC